AGTAAATCAGTAGCTTTTTTATCTACTGCACCGCTTGGCTTTTGTACCTCTACGTCATGCGATGAGTTACCGAGACGGAGTAGGTTCCATACCGCCATTGATGCATCAGGATTAACGTCTCTAATGATTTTCAACGTATCCAAAAGCTCTTTTGACCTAAATTCTTCACGCTGAATAACGCCAGTATCGTACCACAGGAATTGTTCTTCCCATTTGGTGCGCGTCTGACGTCCTCCTGTGCTTGTTATTTTCGCTTTAGTAGCTGAACGTACAATCTCTCGTACATCATTGTCTATCCGCTTTTTACTAAAAGAAAGCCAGTCCCAAAAACCCATGATTTCACCCCCTTAGACAAAATAAAAAAGCCACCTTATACAAGTCGCTTTGCAATTTCATATATAACGTTTACTGTAACGCTGTTTCCAGCTTGCTTATATAGCTGGTGATCCGTGTTATAGGCTGTTGCTTTTTCAAAAGCCCAATCGGGAAACGATTGAAGCCGCCAGCACTCTTTCGGTGTGAGGCGGCGGATTTTCCACTCCTCTGTTAAAACCCCTTGCTGACAATTTGTATCGATTGTATTTGCAATCCCTTTGCCGACTCGACCTCTTCTTGTTTGACTATTTGGCACAGAATAATTAATGGCATCACCTTGATGGGCCATGTCATATCCTGTCTTTGTAGCTTCCCTTATCATCACGCCATGTATCTCCTGTGACGTTATAGTAAACATCGGGTTGCCATGGTCTTTTACTCTTCGACCGTTTTGATCCTTATAGCTACGGTTTGGCGTTGAAATCGGTTGAATGATTTGTTTAGGTTGCTTATACTCTGTTGCGCTGATAGCTCCGACGCTACCACTTTCATCATGGACCCAAAAACGGCTATTTGTTCCTTTAGCATCAATGTTTTTAGTTGTGCCGATTACTTTAATATCAGCCGCTCTGTGAGTTTTTTCGACAGGAAATATTTCTCGTCGACTTCCTCCTCTACGATGTCCGATAATGAACACGCGCTCTCTATTTTGGGGGACTCCGAAATCTTTACTGTTAAGCACTTGCCATTCTGCATCGTACCCCAGCTCATCCAACGCGGCGAGCATAACGGCAAATGTCTCTCCCTTTTGGTGTGATAAAAGCCCTTTGACATTTTCAAGGAATAATAATTGTGGTTGGATTTGTTGGGCTGCCCTTGCAATTTCGAAAAACATAGTTCCTCTAGTGTCTTGAAATCCTCTACGGTTTCCAGCCACGGAGAAGGCTTGGCAGGGAAATCCTCCGCAAATAACGTCAACTGTTCCACGGAGTCTTCTCCATTCTGCATCGCTAACTTTTGTGATGTCATGCGCTGTCCACTCTCCTCTCGTATCATGTATGGCTTCGTATGATCTACGGGCAAATTTATCCCACTCAACCCACCCCACGCATTCGTGTCCAGCTCGTTCCATGCCCATTCTAAAACCGCCTATACCTGCGAAAAGGTCTAGGAATCTCATAGATATGACCTCAATTTCATCTAATTACCTCCGCTTTAGACTGCCAATCGTAGGTTTGACAGCATGTTTGTATTCTTTTGGGGTTTGCCAATATATGATGGCTTGGGTAAAGCAGTCCGTCGCATCATCGTTAGCCGAATTTGGAAATGCAGCTGTTTCTTCAACGAAGTCATGCACCCAAGGAGCTATGGAAGGGTCGGGCAGATAAACATTCCCAGCTTCCACTTCGGGACTTGCTGCATATGCTCGGGCTATTTTTCCGCCTTGAGGATTCACTGGAATCATGCCGCTTATTTCATGTTTGAGCATTTGAATCACGGCTGGCCCGTTGGCTTTATCCTCAATTAATTTAGCTGTGGCTCTTTGCCATTTAGCTGAGAGGCTTCGGACTGCCTGTATAGTAGCAGGCAAATCCATTCGGTCTTTCACTTGATCTAATAAATATTTGTCTGCTCCGATTCTGCCCCATACCTGTCCAACCACGAAATCGCTGTCGTCGTTATCCTTGAAAGTACAATCCCATGACTGAATAACCTCATCGAAACGCTGAGGCATAACTTTGTAATATTTCCACCAACCCCGGTTTAAAATATTTCCTTCAGACGGGGAAGGGCGTTGCTGATAAAGAGCCGACCATTCATAGCTCCCAACAGCTTTTTTGATTTTCGTAAGAGCATCTTTATCGTACTTATTGGGCCATAGAGGTTCACCAATTTCTCTTGGATCACTTTCATCCAGTGGCTCCTCTGCAATAGCTGGATAATTAATCACTGTCCATTGCTCTGCTTCGGGGTCTTCTTGAGCTTGTTTTAGCAATCTTCCTGCTAAGTCATCCTCATGCCACCGAGTCAAAATGATTAAGACACGCGCATCTTTTTCTAAACGTGTATAGAATGTGGATGCATACCAATCCCACACGCTATCTCTAACTGTCTTCGATTCCGCTTCTTTTCGATTTTTGAAAGGGTCATCGATAATGCCGTAAGTCATACCCATACCTGTGATACCACCACCGATACCAGCACTTTTGTACATTCCTTTATGACCTACAATTTCAAAAATATCGGAATTTCGTAAATAACTGCCTTTTCCAATCGTTCGGCTACTTGATCCGTTTAATCCTACATCGGGAAAAATCTCTCGGTATTCTTCAGAATCTATAATCCGTTGTACGTCTCTATTCATACGGCTTGCTAAATCAGCTGAATATGAACTGGCAATGATTTGAGCGTTTGGGTCTTTCCCCAATAAATAAGCAGGAAATCTTCGAGATCCTAACTCTGACTTCCCATTTCGGGGAGGCATAAATACCATAAGTCGCTTTATATCCCCAGCAACTAATTGATCCAGGGCGTCGCACAATCTTTCGTGATGCCAGTTCACTTCGTAATTAGGCATTGTATGGGTTGTAAAATCCATCAAACGGCGACGGGCTTTCTCTTTTTTGTAGGCGTCCGCTAACTTGTCAATTATCGTTGGATTCAGATTTTTTAGCGATAATGCTTCCAAGTAACGTCAACTCCTCATTTGAAAGGTTCGATAAATCAATCTTGCTTTCTGCTTGGATGGCTCCGCCGTCTTTTCCGCTATGCTGCAGGTTTGCGTCGATGCTATCCTTCTTGCCCCATCTTTCCGTATTACGCCTTTCCAATCTCCAAGCACTTGCTCGCCAATCTTCTTCAGCCGCTTTATCGATATTTTGAACATCCCTGTCTTCAGCAACAGCCAACGCGCGCATAAGAGCGTCCGAAAAATCCATGTAACGCTTCTCTCGCTTATCGGGTTTTTCATCGGGGAAACGTTCTAGCCGCTCCGCTTCTCTGGCTCCTCTTTTGAGCCAATCGTATAGAGTATTTTTACTAACTCCAGCTAACGCCGCTGCGGTTTCGATATAATTCCCACGTTCAACAGCTGAGACAATGGTTTGCTCTACTTTAGGTGTCAATTTTGTTGGTCTACCCCTACCGGACAATAGTTCCTCCCTCCTTCTGTGAATACAAAAAAACATGCAAATTGTATGCACTCCCCTTGTAAGGAAAGGAGTTTGTATACAATTTGCATGTTTTTCGGTAAATAAATAGCCAGCCTCAAAGAGACTGGCGACTAGAGAATGATGCTAAAAAGTGCGAGTAATTCAAGTATGGGGGTTGAACATACCTCACACATAGCACTACAGTACCATATTACCACGTTTGAGAAGGAAAAAAACCGCCCTCTTTTTGTACAAATATTCCCCTGTTTTATCCCCTATAATTCTAATAAAAGAAGGTTTCTAAGCGAAATTTGAGCTTTTTCCTTAAATCCATCGCGCACCTTGTACATCATCTTTAAAGAGAATTTCATCCGCTCCGCTACGGTACGATTATCAAGCCCCTCAAAATAGCGTAATTTTACGTACTGTTTTTCTTTTTCCTCTAGAACGTCAAGAGTACGGTCAATACTCTGAATGATTACCTCATAAGACTCAATTTCTTTCTGTAATGCATTACCTAATTCCGCTCGCTTAATCCCATAGTTTTCAGTATTGCTGTTAAATAAAAACGTACCGCTGGAGCCTTCTTTGGTTAAATCATATGATGCCGTTGTTTTCGGATAAAGATGATCTAATTGTTTTCGTAAGTTTTCAATACCTAATTTGTAATTCATATATTTTTTTAAATGCTTCTCAATCAGTTTAAATTCACTTGTTTTTAGTTTTGTCATCATCGTTCTATCCCCTTTGTGTTTGATTTATGGTAAATTCAATACTTGCAAATAGTCGAGAGGAACACCCCTATCACTCATTACTCGCTGGCAATGGAAATGGAACCACTCAAACGGAATCGATTTACGTTCCCCGTTTTGTGCCGCCTCCCACCATTTTTTTAAATCCGTAAATTTAAGCAGGAAAACCACTTGCCTTTTCTCAAACTCCACTAGAAGAAAGCTCAAGCTCCCTTGTGTATGCCAATCTTTTAATATCTCGTATTGAAACTCTTTTATATTTGATAACGGGAAACGGGTTCGTTCGCCTGTGGATTTAGCTTCAAAGCAAAGCGCCCGTCCATTTGCAATGCCTACAAAGTCTACAAACCCAGTTGATTCGTGATACCCGTATGCATACTTACGATAGAACCCTATTGTTTTAAAAGGGGGCTCCACTTTCTCCACTCTTGCCCATTGCTTTTGGGCATAGTATTTGTTGCTCAATAGAATCTGCTTTTCGAATGCTTTACCTCGGTTCGCATAATTTCTCATTCAGCGCCTCCCTTTAAACGCAAAAAAAGGACAACGCTTAGAGCGCTGTCCCTTTTTATATATATTAATTTAATTGTAAACTTGGGTCGACTTCAGAAGCGTCGTCAGTAATGTCAATACGTTCTGACTCGTCCGCTACTTTCAAATCATTTTGCAACTGGGTAGTTAATAACCCCCAACGATTAAGCATGCTTTTGATGACTGTCTTCATAGCCATCGCATCGTAATTCTCACGCCATACTTTGTTCATAGATGACTTATCATCCTTGTCTTTGTTGAACTTTTGGCGATGAGCCTCAATCTCGTCTTTCGTCCAATACACAGTCTTCTTAAATCCATCCTTCAGCTCAAAATACCCTGCATAACCAACAACGGTATCTGAAGCCTTATTAGAATAGTCTAGCGCTAATTCTTCAGTTAGTCTATCGAATGCGACAAATTCACCTTCATAAATTGGAATTGCATTAATTCGCTGATACTTACCTGTCCGTAGTGCAAATTGAATAAAAGCTTTATATCCCAACTGACATTGAGCGATTTTCACCCATTTCGGATTTTTTCTATCGCCTATATTCGTGTTATACGAAATAACCCAAGCAAACCCTAAGTTCTTATCAATCGGTAAATCTAGTACAGCCGCTTTCAAACAAGCTTGAAGCATACTGCCTCGTGTAGCTCCTTCAAGAGACTTATCTTGCGAATAAAGACTAATAACTGAAGATATGAACTGTTCGCGTGTACCTTTATCAGCTAAAACATTCTCCATCATGTGAGAAACATCTTCACTTCTCATGAAATCAGCAAATGTATTACGAGCCGCTTTCTTTGCTGGTGGTTGTTGCTGGCTGGGACTTGGAGCATTTGCCCCAATCCCTTCCGCTTGTTGCTTAAGAATATTTGCTGTACCCTGTGTATTAGTTGTGCTTGACATAATTGTTTACCTCCAAAAGTATAGTTTTAAACCCGTTTTTTCTATTTCTTTGTGATACTAAATGCGCGTGATTTTGTCTCAACCATGAATTTCTTATGCTCTGATGGATACGCCTTTTTAAATGCCGCCGCGTCAAATGTAGGCTTAGTAAACTGCTCATACATATCGGGTTTTGCTTCTCTAAGCTTCACCGCGTCAAATGCCTTTTTGATTGTCCAATTGATTTTCTTCTCATCGCCTTCAATTTCAGCTTTTTGATAATCACCAAGCATTGCCATGAGTTGTTGCTTGGCTTCATCTTTTTTCTTTTTCATTTTGTCTTCCTCAGTTTTGTAGTACTCATAAGCTTCAGTTAAGCTTTTTACGTCACTTGGAAGAGTAAGAACCTCATTATCTTTTCTTGCGGTAAATGCTTGTAATAAAGCCGCTCCGCTTGCTTCAGAGCCGTCGGGTTGAGGTGCAATTTGTGGTACAACATGATTGTTCCAAAAGTGCCGCTCAAGGTTGATTAAGCTCTCAATAAGCTCGTCATTCCGCTCTATATAAAACTCTCTATATTTATTTCCACCGATAAACACCGCGTACATTCCCCACTGTAAACCTAAGCAGAACAGGTAATGACTCATTTGGATTTGGAACTCAATAGGGATTTGTTCTTCCCCAAATTCACTATTTCGGTACTCAGACATGTTCTTTATTTCAAGAACACCCCATCCTTTCTCTTTGTCATAGATAACGCCATCCACGTTTGCTAAAACAAAAGGCTCTATTGCTGATTGCCACATGAAATTGCTACGATAGACTTTAAGGTGAGGGTTTTTGCTTTTAAATACCTCTCTAATGACAGGTTCCATAATGTGTCCCATTTCCGCATATTCGTTTGGTGTTTCTACTGTAGTGATAGCTTCAGTTTTCTTTTGATAAACTTTGAACCTTGAATTATATTTAGGGTTCGCAACGCCAGCAATAGCCGCCGCGTCTGAACCTCCAATGCCTATTTTTCGATAATCTAGCCACTCTTCATGAGTGATAGTAGTTACATTTACAAGTTTTCTAGCTGTTTTAGATTTGAATATCATTTTTTTCTCCTCCATATTGGCGGAGTCAAACGCTTATGGTATAATACCCTTGTTAAAGTTAAAGTCATTTGACTCCGTTGAGTGATTTTGCAAAAATGTTAAATTACCTTACTTAGAGACTTGCTTGTGCCGAGCAAGTCTTTTGCATTTTCTTTGGTATAATACGCGATGATACAATCATCTAAGTTATGAATATAATCCTCGTCATACAGCTTGCTCTCCACATAATCTTCAGTGACATCAATTTCAATGTTACAACCACAACACATCTTGACTTCCTCAAGTTGCTCTTCTTGGTGTAAACTATAAAATTCCCTAGAATGTTTTATTTCGTTTGCTGTAGGAACAGAAAACCTATCGAGGTGTATCAATTTACTCATCCTTTACTATTTAGTTTTTTACGGGCTTTTTCCGGATATTTCCTGCCCGTAGTTATATATTATCCGGATTTAGCTCATTTGGCAATATGCAAATACATAAATTTTTGAATTTTTTCTGGCTTTTTCCGGACATTCATGTTAAAGGGTTTTTAATAGGGGATTCTACACTTCCACAAATGGGTCACTTTTGGTAGTATGTTTTTGTCGAAATTGGGAATAGACTTAGGATGGTAATACAAACTGTTTTTGTTTAGAATTAGTAATAAATACAATAAGTAGAAAGTTTTTGCAAAGAGGATTATATTTTTTTGGCTATTTCGGCTGCTCTTTTATATTTTTGAAGAGTTATTTATTTTGAGGGTTTTTTGAAACCTTTTATCTTTTGATATATCTTGGTAAAGATAATTCGTAAACTTGGATGGATCTACCTAAAGGAATTTTTATAATTGAGAAGAAGAGAACTTTACTATGGTTAAAGAGAAAATAAAGAGTATGGGGGAAACAATATGTCACAACTAACAACTAATAACAATAATAAGGATAAACGCCCACCTAGAAATACAGGTGAAGATAATATTTTAGGTAATAGAATTAAAGCTATATGTATAGAGAAAGAACTTTCTTATGGAAAACTTGCTAAACTTCTAGGAAAAAGTAAAACCACTGTCATTGGTTATGTACATGGTTATAGATTCCCTTTAATGCGCGATATAGACGAACTAGCTAATATTTTAGATACATCTGTATCCTACTTGATCGGAGAAACTGATATACCGGGACCTCCAGTAACTTATAAAACTTTACCTCAAACTATATCTGAGTTAATTAAGCACGGCGATTTCCATAAAGATGGAGAAATAGTCTCTCAACAAGAATTAGAAGCATATGTGGCGTTTTTAGAAGAAGAGTTGGAGAGAATTAATAAAAATAAAGAAGATAACCCTACTGATAATGAAGAGCAGCAGGATAAAAAGGCATAAAAAAAACGGCATCCACAGCCGTTTTCTTTTTGTGCTCTCAGCATAATTGCGAACGTTTAAATAAATAATGGGTTTCAATCCAATTATTTTTTATTTTCAATACATTACATTGGGTTTTACATCATTAGACAAGCAATAACAAACATAACATAACCATTCGTTTTAAAGATTTAATTGTTTAGGATTTAATTTAAGTTGTGTGTGAAAAAGAACTTCTATTATCTGATATTGTGGTACTTAAAGGGTTGCCAAGCAATTGGTTATCAAGCCTTGATTATATAAAAAAGTCTAGCCTCTCTAGATTCGTGTTTCTAGATAGCTTATTCAGTTGTCAATGTACATAGCACAGCCATTCATCAAATTCAGAGAATAAAGTGAGGTGTTCGTTCACCGCCTTT